TTTTCAGGAAGAAATTGGAAGATGGTTTTGAAAAAGGAGCTGGGACTATGAAAGACGGCTACGAGTTTTTTGGGACGGACAAGGAGATTGACGAACTTATGAAAAGAAACTTCGAGGTGAGATAGATGAAAAAACTATTCTTTATAATAATTGTACTGCTCTTGTTGAGTGGATGTCAAGAAGAATCAAAACCATTACAAATTTCGGTAAAGGATGTAAGAAGTTGTCAGATTGGTTGTATTTATATGCAGACAAGATATTTTGAATATTTTAGTAAAAATTCAGAGATATTTAACACCACAGTAAATGAGACAATAGAGATGGTAGATGCTTTTTATTGGTTTGGAGAAGATTGTGAACAGTTGTGCTTGGAATTGAGAGGGACAGAATCACTCGCATTTGGTACTGGCAAAACAGGAATATATGTTGAAAATGCTTCAAATGGATGGACAAAAGCTTCAATTATAACATGAGGAGGTAAAATGAAAAAAACAATAATTTGGGCGCTGCTGATACTGGTTGTGTTGGCCGGCGTCGCAGCTGTCGGGTATGTGTCTGTCAGGTCTGACGTCGGCTACATAATAGACATGACAACGCCGCCTGAGGGATTTGAGTGGCGGAACAGCAAGTTCGCAGGAGCCGGCAGTCTTGATTGGATATTGAACATGACAGTGCCATCTGAGGGATTCAAGTGGGACGAGAGCAATTGAAGTTGATGCGAAAGTTCGGAGTAAGATACCATGATTCGAGCAAGCAGATAGGATTATGGCGGTGCTGATAAGCCAATCTAAAGGGTGTCTGCATACCTCAGAACGATTATCAACCGTAGAGCTCGCAAGTTCGGCTTTAATTAAAAAATGAAGGTAACATTAAATGATATTAAGAACCTTATGGTTAGGCACAAGAATGACCAGGAGCTGCTGAAGCAGATACTGAGGCGGGCGTTCAGCTTCAAGGAGAACATAAACACGTTCGCCAACTTCGTGTTCAGGGACTATGCCAGCGCGCCTATGGCCGAGTTCCACAATGAGGTATACGACTTCTTATTCGAGCCGACTGACGGCGCTCTGGGCGCTCCGAGAGGCCACGCCAAGAGCACAATCGCTGGTCTGTTCTTTCTCTCTTACACGATAGTCAATAGACTCGACCCGTATGTGATATACGTCAGCAGCAACTATTCTAAGACGGTCCAGTTCCTGGAGCCGATAAGGACGGAATTCAGGCACAACAAGCGGCTTAACTGGCTTTATGGAAATATGTCTATGAGCTATCTCAAGGACGAAGAAGGTAAAGACCGCGAGGATTGCTTTGACGTCAACAACGTGAGGGTTGAGGCGGTGAGCTTTGAGCAGAACCTGAGAGGATTCAAATACAAAAGTAGTAGGCCGACGCTTATACTGCTGGACGATATTGAGGATGACCAGCGAGTATTAAATCCTGACTTGAGATACAAGGATGGCAACAAGCTTAACAAGATTATAATACCGAGCCTGGACCCTGTGAGGGGCAGGGTCAAGATGTTCGGGACAATACTTCACTGGGATAGTCAGCTCATAAAGAAGATAAGGGCTTACAACGGCAAGATATTCAAGGCGTGCACCGTTGATTTCAAGAATGTTCTGTGGCCTGAATACTGGACAGAGCAGAGATTGAGGGATAAGAAGGCCAGCATCGGCTCTGTGGCCTTCAGTAGCGAGTTCCTTAATAATCCTATTGAGAACGAGGCTTCGCTGATAAAAGGTGAGTGGATTGACAAGTGCTTTGACAGGAATTTGAGCTATGAGGAGGCTGTCAATGGCGTTTATGACACTACGTTCTTGGGCTGCGACTTTGCCTTCGGAGACAGGGTGACAAACGACAACTCGGCCTATGTTGGCTTGGGTCAGAAGGACAAGAAGAACGTGCTAACGAGCATCGACATATATCACGGTCTCACAATTACCGAGCAGTTTGAAATTATTAGCAATATGTATAAAACCGGCAAGTATGGCGAGGTCGTGCTGGAGGAGAACAGCATCAAGAGCCTGAGCAGGGAGCTTTACACTTATGAGTTTAAGTATTATCTGATATGGACTGGGGCGACCGACCCTGCCGCCAAGCTCAAGAGCGACAAGGCGTTCGACAACAAGAGGCATTCTGTCGGCAAGAAGGCGATGATACTGCGCCTGGCCTCTCTGTTCGAGAACAATAATATTGTTATACCTTATAAGACAGATAATGATAAAGAGAAAAGCAATCGGCTAAAGGATGAGCTGATGACATTCGCTCTGGACAGCGGCAAGCTGGTCGAGGTGGGAATACATGCTGACGTGCCGATAGGGCTCGCGATGGCCTGCGAGCGGGCCGGAGACACCGGCGGGTTTATTATGGACTTAGGAGAGGACGAATGACGACTGAAAAACATATACATACATGGAATGATTACAACAAGGAATGTAGACTTTGTTGTTCAAATTGTGGATTAACATATAATAGGTTTTTAAAACAAACAGGTGAATTGAATGTGGTTGCAAAAGAACAATAGGAATGGAAAGTATTATTGGTATGGATATCTTGAAAAGGGTGTTCATCCATATCTTGGAAAAGCAACATGGTTAGAAGTGATACTGAATAAATTGTTTAAGTGTTGTCCAAAGAATATAAGTATAATTAGGAGATAACATGCCGAACCTATCGATAAAAGGGTGCGACAGGTGCAGCTTTGGCAAAGGCAGGGACACCCATACGTTCGGGACATACAGGGTCTACGAGGGTGATAATATATTAAAGCTTGTGTGTAAGACATGCGGGAACGTGTACCGGTACAGGTACATCGAAGGAGGGATATAAAATGGGAGTTGAAATAAAAGTTAGGACATGGAGCGATGAGGAGCATAAGAAAATAGACAGGATAATTGAAGTATTAGAATATATAGAGGCAGATATAACAAGTATTGGAGGAAATAAAAAATGACATATCTAAGCGAGTATGAGAAGAAGGAAGAAGCGGAGAAGGTCATATCAGGCAGGGTGATAAAGTTGTCTGACATTGACGCTCTGGTAGAGAAGGACAGCTTCAAAGACGATGTGAAGAAGCTGATAGAACAGAAACGACTGGTGGTGTATGATGCTGAGAAACTTACAAATTAACAAATGCAGGGGCAACAAGGTCAAGGTGTTCATGAGGAACGGCAACGTGCTTACGGGCTTCCTGGCCTTCTACAACTACGACGAGCAGGTCATACACATAGAGAACTACGAGATGAGCAACGAGAAGGGAGTGATAGAGAAGGGAGATTTTTGGGTTGTCAACAGCAAAAGCTGGGATAATATGGCAATACCGAATGTTATTGGAGGGATGAAAAATGAAAAGACAATTAAGTAAATTAAGTGAGAATCAATTCGAGTTAAAGACAATAGATAAGTTGGCAAAGCTTATAACAATGAAAATGTTTAGTAAAAAGGAGCTCAAGGATATTTACATGCAGCTTCAAGTGCAGAAGGGTCAGTTGATACTAAACAGGAATAATATCGTTAAGAATATAAGTAAAGTCACAATAGAGGACACTAAGGAGCTCAGGGACTTCGCAAAGAAGATTGAGGGCGCTCAGAAGCTTATAGAAAAAAGCAAGTTGGAAGCACAGGTAAAACAGATTAATATAGACATTGAGATGTTTACAGGCCAAATGAAAGAGATAACAATTGCCGTGCCTGAAGTGGGAAGGATGCCGAAAAAATGAACATTGATGACCTGTTGGATAGGCAGAAGAAAGTAAACACTGAATTATATAATGTTAGGAAAAAGCTTTCCATGCCTATCTATAATAACCAGCGCAAGGCCTTTCTTCTTATTTTACTTTTGCTGCTGATTACACTGCCGTTAGCATCTGTAATCATCTACAGGGACTTGATGACCAGCGACATAGATGTAAATTACAACACTTATCCGACATACAATACGGATAATTATAACACCGAAAACATAAAGCAGTTTATAGATATTCGCAATATGACACAGTGTCTGAGTATACAAAGTGAAAACAAAATTAGTTATTATTGCGATATAAAATAAAAACATTTAAAAAGATTGAAATTTATTAAGCTTAATAATAATACTTTTTTCTTTAATTTTTAATAATTAGAAATCCGCTTTTCCGAGCAAAAGTGCGATTGGAGGATTCAAGATGGTATTACAACTAGCGCAACCGGTCGATAAGAACTCAAGGACCATAACTGATTCTACTGTGCTGAAGCAGAAGATTTACTCAGACGCAACTTACGATTATTACTGTCTGGCCATTCCAGGGAGTGCATTAACATCTGCCGTGTGGCAGGTTATAAGGATGGACAGTGATGGAAGTATAACTCATGCAGACAGCAATGAGTATTTTGATAATTTGGCTACAAGCCTAGTAGTAGTTGCTGCATTGACGTTCGGGTGATTATGATGGGAACAGTAAGAATGAGCAAGGTCTTGGACAAGAACAGAATACTTGTTGTCCAGAATAATATAGTTATACCTCTTAATGGCTCACTAAAATTTAAAGATTATCGCGGCTTTGTCATTGGGGAGCTTGATGACAAGGGTTTATTTAAACTAAAACGAGGAGTTGGTAAGATATGAAACCTCTTAGAATATTAGTTGGATTATTGATGATATTATTGACTATGGGTCTTGCTTTTGGTAGCGTTACTCATACTTTAAATGCACCTGACAATTATCTGATGACCACTGACACGACTCCAATGTTTAATTGGACGGCAACTAGCACAGTCAATTCTTCATTGACCAGTTGGTTGCAACACTGGAACGGTAGTGCGTGGAAAACCAATTTTACTCAATCATGCACGAATAATACCGCTTGCTACAATGACACGGTGACTTATCCAGTTGGCTTTGTCAAATGGCAGGTCGTCACTGAAGATAATGATGTTAATTACACTTCTACTAATAGGTGGATTGAGATAAGAACTCCCATGTATAATACGACCGCTTTCACTATATATAATGATACCCGCATTGAAGGAACGCTCAACGTCACAGGCGATACGTATTTTCATAATAATGTATCTATAACAGGTAATCTCAGTATAGGTAATGACCTTAATGTAGGCAGAGACTTGCATGTTGTAAGGAATACCACGACTGGAAACTTAACAGTCGAGGACGACGGCATAATAGGCGACATACTGAGGGTGTTGAATGACCTCTTTGTAACAGACGATTCTTTCTTCGGTGGTGGTTATGGTTCAACTGGACTGACTATCTTTGACAATGGAAACTTGTCTACTGATGGTGATATAATAATAGGTGATGATTTATTTGTTGGAGATGATGCCACAGTATCTGGAGACCTGTATGTTACAACTCATTCTTATTTCGGAGGAGGCTATGGTTCTACTGGATTGACAATATTCGACAATGGCAATCTTTACACAAACGGAGACATACTCCTTGATGGCACTTTCATTACAATTAATGGGCAGACTGTTAATGGCTCCATGATTCCCATTGACGCACTTACAGAGTTGGTTACTCTTGGTAACAGTAGCAATAGGTGGAATGTGTTTGCTGGAGATGTTAATATTACTCCAAATTCAGCTAGGACAGCTTTGTATATTGACCAAGATAATAATGCTGTTGGTTTAACTATTGATAGTGAGTCAACAACACAAGCAGGAATAAAAGTTAATGGTTATATTCCTGCAAGATTTGAACAAGACATAACTAGTGGTTATGGATTATTTGTTACAAGAAATATTAACGAAATAGGAACTACCGCTCTTGTTGTTTTCAAGAACGACCACGCAACCGACACATTTCCAACTCTTAGTTTGCAGAACGACGGTTCAGGAGCTCACATCACGACAGGAGCAACAAACGAAGACCTTGAGATAGACCCTGATGGAACTGGTGGAGTAAAGATAATTGGTGGCGATTTCATTGTCAACAATTCTGACATGTTCGTGGATGTCAGCACTGGTTATGTAGGAATTGGCGATGCCACTCCGACATCAAAGCTTGACGTGGATGGTGATGTAAATATAAGCGATACTTCAACAAATCGCTTGATACTGCCGACGAGCAACGACGCAGTAACACCGACTTTAAGCTTTGGAGATGGTGACACAGGGTTTTATGAGAGTAGTGATGGAACTCTTGTAATTAGTATTGATACTTTCGTTGCATCACTTATGACTAATACATTATTCCAAAGTGCACAAGCGAATGGTTTCTTTGCTTTAGATTGGGGTAATATTGCTAGTGCTACTAATCCTGTCTGGACTTTTAGGGCTGATGAAGATACAGGTCTCGGCAAGGCAGGAGCAGACGCTTTATCATTAATCGCTGGTGCTTGGGAAGGGATAAGAATAAACGGCACATCTAAAGAAATAACACATGCTGGCAATATGACAATATCAGGCGACTTAATACCAAGTTCTAATAATAGTGGCTACATTGGCTATGGCAACAAGATATGGAGCATGGCGAATGTGAACGAGATATATATTAATGAGCCACCTGCAGCTTGTAGTGCATCTTTTGGTGTGAATCAGTTCCTTGGCAATACTTCTACTTGCACTCACTTTATGCTCGGAACGGGCGACGAAGTCGCTGGCAACTACACGATTAACGGGACTGCAACAATCCAGCCCGTCGGTGCTCATACAGGGCTTTTCATTGACCAAGATTATAACGCTGTTAGTTTAAGTATTGATAGTGAAGCAACAACTGCCAGAGTTTTAGATGTTTATGGCAAATATGTAGGTCTTTTTACCCAAGATATAGCTGATGGTAGAGGATTATATGTTTCAAGAAATATTAATGACGCTGAAATTAATCCTCTTGTTGCTTTTATTAACGACCACACTTCCGACACAAAAGCAACAGTGTCCACTCAAAATGATGGCACAGGTCCACACTTTACAACAGGCGGAACTAATGAGAACCTCGAGATTGACCCGAACGGAATTGGCGGAACTGTTTTCGTTGGATTCGTGAACCTCAACAATTCGCTTATCGCAACATCGACAGAGGTCAACATCACAAAGGACTTAATGCTGAGCGGGGGAAGTCAGGATTATTTGATTACAGATAGAAGCGCAAGTTTGTCTTTACAAGGACAAACGAGTGCGACAGCTTCAATATTTGATTTATTCTCTAAAGATGGTGATGGAACTGATGACCTCTCTTTTCGTGTATGGGGAAAAGGTTCACCTACAAACATAGTTAATAGAGAAGAATTAGTAATGAGTTGGAATGCTGCAACTTCCCAATATGAAGTATGGACGGAAGCTGACGGCACTGGAACGCTTAGACCTTTGGCAATTTACACCGAAGGCAATACCAGACAGCTCCGCCTCGAAACAAACGGTCAGGTCGTGCTCAACGGAAGCTATAATTCAGCAGCAAATCCGACTTTGGCGTTCGGCGATGGTGATAGTGGAATTTATGAGAGTAGTGATGATACTTTAATAGTTACTATTGGTGGTGTTAATAAATGGATTTTTACCAGTAATGATTTTGAAGGTGCACTTGGTGGTAGCCCAACATTGAAAAATGTTGACTCAACCGCCACAGTTCCGAACTTTTTCCCTGACCAAGGCGATACAAACACAGGCATTGGCTCGGCAGGTTTAGACGCTTTATCTTTAATAGCTGGCGGTGTTGAGATAATGAGGTTGAACGACACAACAGCAGGAATAACAATAAACAGGAACGTGACAATTTCAGGGGCAACTCATGGAATGACCTTATACAACGCTTCAAATGAGCCGTTTTGTATTCAAATGGTGGGACAAACACTTACAGCAACATCAGGAGCGTGCTAGGAGGTAAAAATGATAATATGGACTAATGTATTGACATGGATTGGTGGACTTGTATTCAACTATGGAGTAGGGTTTGCAGCAATCGTATGGGGAATAAAGAAACTGAGGGAATAAGATGGACAATAAAACAATAGGAGTGAGTGCTTTGATAGCAGCTGGTCTTATAGTAGCATCAATGGTAATTCCAGGATTCTTTGATGAGCCGAAATACACATGCGAGTCAAGACCAGAGATTGGAATAAAGGAGTGTGACAGCTTTAGTAAGTATGTGCACGAATTAGGTAAGTGTATAGATGATGATGGACCAAATTATATATGTAGGACTGGATGGATGCTTGTAACTAATGACATGGATATAGACGTACCAGTATATGGTAGGTCTTCTGCTCCAGATGAAATATGTAGTAAACATGGATGCATCGCACAATGAAAAAGCTATTACTTCTACTAATCATTATATTAGTAGGTGTTGTTGCTGCACAGATAAAAGAAGTTTCCATTGAATCAAAAATAAAAGACAATTATGATTTCAAGCAGGTGATAACAAACCCTGTCAAGGTGGATAGATACAGTCAAGGTTCTGATATTGATTTTGAGATAACTGGTGCACATGCTATGAGGGTTCAAAAAAAAGACGGGACTTGGGCTACACTTGTTATAAGCGATAAGAAATACAAGGCGATGACAAAATGAGCAATTTTACAGTAAAATATACTAATCGTGACATTATGGACAAGATAGGAAACCTGGAAGTCGGAATACTGGAAGTAAAGGGAATACTCAGCAAAGGAAAGGGAAAGATAAGGGCAAACAGGAAAATGATTTATGCTTCCTTTGGTTTTACTTTTGCTGTTTTGGTTTTGCTGGTAAAATTTTTGATAGGCATAAAATAAAATAAAATGGGACTGAAAAGCTGGTTTGCAAAGGCGGAGACGACTGCCAACGAGTCAATCGGAGATATTTATAGTCCTCCGAATCAGGACCATGGGATATTTAAGAGCTATATTCCAGAATTCCTATACAAGCCGCCATTCGGATACCCTCGCAAGGAGAACATACCGCTCATAAGGCAGCTTGCCAAGAACCCTTACATATTCAGCGTCGTGAAGACGTTGTGCGATGAGGTCGCGAGCACTAGCTATGATATCAATTTGAAAGAAGATGTAGAGATGACACCTGAGCTGGAAAAGATGCAGAAGGAGATGCTCAAGTTCTTCAGCAATCCTAATGGCAATAAGGAGAGCTTCAACCACTTGCTGAGGGCTATAACAAAGGACATCCTTGAAGTTGACAGCGGGGTCTGGGTCAAGGTATTCAATCGCAAGCAGGAGTTCTGCCAGCTGTTCGCCAGAGATGGTGGAAGCTTTCTAAAGAATCCTGACATATATGGCTACTTGGGCGACAAGGAAGACTTTATCGAGCCGATTGCTATCAACTATCTGGTGACTCCTGAGAATCCTATGTATCCGCAGATGCTCAAACAGTATGAACTGGCTCACAAAGAAACAGCGGCTTATTTCCAATACGGATGGACAGCAGCATCATTGCCTGTCCCTTTTGGTAAGAGAGAGATAATTTACATGATGCAGAATCCGCAGTCGAATAATATTTATGGTCTTAGCCCTGTGCAGATACTTGCTGATATCATAATGACGCTGGTTTACGGCGCCAATTACAATCTTGACTTTTACATGAACAACAACATGCCAGAGGGCATTATAACATTAATTGATGCTAACCAAGAGCAGATAACGGCATTCAGGAAGCGCATGGACAAGGTGACAAGGGTTGAGGATAAGGCGACCGGCTTCTGGCGAAAAATAGCGTTCAAGATACCAATAGTCAGCAAAGAGTCGAAGTTCACGCCTTTCCAGCTCGACCCGAAAGTGATGCAGATTCTGGAGCAGCAGGAGTGGTTCACGAAGATAGTGTGGATGTGCTTCGGGATAACGCCTGACGAGATGGGCTTCACTGAGAGCTCGAACAAGGCTGTAAGTCAGACTCAGTTCCAGGTGTATAAAAGAAAGGCAATCAAGCCGGTGCTCGAGGTCATAAAATATCATATCAACATGGAGATTATACCTGAGTGGGGTGAAATTGCTTTTGAGAGCTTTGAGTTTAAGTGGAATGATTATGACCTAGATGAAGATATAAAACAACACAATTTATACAAGCAACAGCTTGACATGGGCATCAAGACGCCCGAGATGATTGCAGAGGAGGAGGGCATAGAGTTCGATAAGGTCAAGGAATACAAAGAGGAGAACGATGCTAAGGAGCTTGAAAAGGCACAGGCACAGGGAACACAGTTCAATCAGAGTTTTAATGAGGGTAAGGAGCCGTTTAAGAAGGAGGAGAAAAAGCCGGAAGTCAAAGCTGATAAATACGAGTCAGAGCTGGAAGAGGAGCTAGTAACAGCGATAAGAGAAAGAGGCAAGGAGATTAAAGCTGCCTTGGAGCAGTATAAGAAGGGACAGCTGGATAAGGTGAGATAAAAATGAAACCGTTAGATATTATAGAAGAGCAGAATGTTTTGTTAAAGGGTGGTCCTGGAAGTGGACGAAGAGGGCATACCACACCAATTCGTTCAGCTAATAAACGAGAATATACAAGGGATAGTTTAAATAAGAAATTAACAGAGAACAATGTTTCTCCTAAAAAAATAGTTAAAATATTTTCAGAAATTGAAGAACGATATGGTAATAGAAAAGTAAGCTATAATGAAATTGGTAATGCAATGGTTTCAATGGGATATTCACCTTCGCAAGCTATTGCTATGTTAAAATGAATAATAAAGTGAAAGTAAAAGCGATTATTGATGACATAATCAATAAGTTCATAGAGGTATTAAACTTAAACTTAGTGCCTGAGAAATTGAAGAAGACGTTGGATGAGAATTATAACAAAGGCATAGAACAATCTGAAGTCCAGTTTCAGATGAATTTTTTCAAGGATACCAAGAAGCTCACGTTTTTAGAGAGTTACGCTTTTGATAACATCAAGGACATGACTGAAGACATAGCTAATAATTTAAGGAAAGAGCTTAGTAGAGGGCTGATGAATCTTGAGAGCATAAGCAAATTGCAAGAAAGAGTCAAGACGGTTATGGAAGTAGGAGAGGACAGGGCAAGGGCAATTGCTCGAACAGAGACGAACAGGGCTGAGAACATGGGACATCTTGATGGAGCAAGACAGAGCGGTTTAAGCTTGGTCAAAAAATGGAGTGCACATTTAGATAATAGGACAAGTGCAGTATGTGAAGCGTTGAATAACAAGGAAAAACCAATGGACAAGAAGTTTAAATACCAAGACCAGGAGTTCGATGCGCCCCCTGCTCATCCATTTTGTAGGTCAACTCTCCTTTTTATACAAAAATGAATAAATGTTTATATTGTGGAAAACCAGTAAATAATAAAGTGTGTAATGCTAGTTGTCAACTTAAATATGAATATAAAGTTGGTATAAGAAACAAAAATACAATAACTAGAAATGCAAATAAAACTCTTAGAGAAAAAGGCCAATATACAAGAGATAATACTTATTTAACAGAAAGAAGTCCAGCTAGAACTATTGAAGCTAGAAGAAAAAATTCAGAATCTAAACAAGGTTCTAAAAATCCAATGTTTGGTAAAATTCCATGGAATAAAATGTTTCCAACTAAAAAATGGTATGCAGAAAGAGAGTTTATTAAATTAAGAAAATTATGTTTGGAACGTGATAATTATAAATGTGTTAAATGTAAAATATCTCAAAGTGCGAAAAATCTTTATTGTGACCATATAGTCCCTTACAGAATTTGTAAAGGACATAATTTAGAAAATTTACAAATGTTATGTGGAAGTTGCCATAGTAAAAAATCTGCAATAGATACAAAATTAATGAAAAAAATGGGATATATTTGATATAAAAATAAAAACTATTAAAAAGATTAAAATGTATAAAAAAACATAGAGGTTGGAAAAATGCCGTGCAGGACAGATAAAAAGAAGGAAGAGGACGAGAAGAAAAAGAAGAAGAAGCTTGATGGCAAGTCATTCAAGTTCTTGACAAATTCTATTGAATGGTCAGAGACTGGATGCAAAGCTGGCAAGGAACATTATGTCACAGGTTTTATATCTACTGATGAGCTTGATAGAGCGAAAGAGATAGTAACCGAGGAGGCAATGCTAGATATGGTCGCGCAGGTAAAAAGCGGGAATGTGAAGCTTGACGTCGAGCATTCGACTTTTGTCGGCGAGCCGGATATACCTATTGGGAAGATTATTGATGCTCAGCTTGTCAAGTCTGAAGGCAAGACGAAGATATGGATTAAGGCAGTTCTCAACAAGGCGCACAGCAAGTTTAATGAGGTTTGGAAGTCAATAAAAGACGGATTCTTGGACGCTTTTAGCATCGCTTATGACACCAAGGAATTCGCAAAAGATATAGTTGACGGCATTACTGTAACTTTATTAAAATCGTTGGATATTTTGAATGTAGCGATAACAGGTAATCCGATTAATACGGGAGCTACTATGACTAGTAGTTTTATGAAAAGCATGGAGGGAAATAATATGGAAGAAGATAAAAAGGACGAAGAAGCTGAGGATGATGCAGAAGAGAAGAAGGAAGAAGAAGTTGAGGACTCAAAAGAAGATAAGAAGGAAGAAGAAGACAAGGACTCAGAAGAGAAGAAGGACGAAGAGGAAGAGAAGAAGGACGAAGAAGCTGAGGATGATGCAGAAGAAAAGAAAGACGAAGAGAAGAAAGACGACAAGAAAGAAGTGAACCCGTTGGACGAGATTAAGTCATTGAAGAAAAAGCTGGTCGGATTTAAGGCCTTGCAGAAGGAAGTGGCAGAGATTAAGGCACTTCTGAACAAGCCAAAGATGAAAAGTCTTGTTTCAGAGCAGCCGGACAATAATGATTTACTACTCAAAGCTAAACCAATGGATATGATTAAATAATGGAGGAAAGGAAAATGACAGAAACCAAAAGTATAGGTGGCGGTTTTGCAGCAGGTAGTGCCTACGCACAGAGCTTTGGCAGCCTTCCTAACAAGACATGCTTCCAAGACCCATATGGTCTAAAAAGTGGAGCAAAGTTAGATATGAGAGAGAATATCAATGGTGCTTTTGCAATAGGATTGAAAGCACACACAGTGACATCAGGCGGTGTAGGAACTGCAGGATATGCAATGATACCTGTGTTCGTAGACCCAAGAGTTATCGACGTTACAAGAAAATACACTCCCATAGTTGAGTTGATTCCAAGAGTCACAAACCAAGGAATGTATGCTGATTACAACAAGATAACTGCCAAGGGTGGTGGGATAACAGCAGTTGAAGACGGAGCATTGTCAGAGACAGACACTACATACGACAGGGCAAGCACAGCAATCAAATTCTTATATGCAGTTGGAAGAATAACAGGCCCAAGCATTGCAGCACAACCAAGTTATGTGTTGGCGGGAATGATGCCTGGTAGTGGAGCAACAGGTCCATTCAGTGACCAGGGTGCACCAAATGCTAAGCAGATGGAAGTTCTTGTCAAGACGAGAGAGATGAGGGAGCTGCAAGAAAGCTTGATTGTAAATGGAAGTGCTTCTACAGATGCAACTCAATATTCAGGTATTGTGACATTGATGTCAACTACGAATACAGTGGCAAAAGGCACAACTGCATTGAGCTTGGATGACCTTCAGAAAGCTGTAAGATATGCGTTTGATGATGGTGGAAGGCCAAACCTTGCAGTTTGTTCAAGTGGAGTATATGAGGATATGCTTGGATTATTAACTCAGAAGATTGGTTATCTGAAAGCAGAAGCTCAAGTATTCTGGGGATTCACAACGATAGTGTTGCACACGATGGTCGGTGCTGTTCCAGTTATACCAAGCATGTATCTTAGCAATACTTCTGGAAGCAAGGCAATTTACTTCCTGGATATGAGCGTTGTTGAGATGAGGGTATTGCAAGACCTTACATATTTCGAGCTTGCAAAGACTAACGACAGTGAGAAGTTCGCATTGAAGATATACGAAGCACTCATTATAAAGAATACAGCATTTTGCGCTTCAGTAACAGCAATATCAGGGTGAGCTAGATGGCAACTAACACAAACGTAGTGGCAGAAGAAGTGATGCCATTGGGCGGGGCTTCAAATGCTGGCAAAAAGTTGGGTTTCATTGATAGTGCGGCAAAGGCTGCACAAAATGATACCTGGACTGTAACAAATGCTACAACAGTGCATCTGTGTATACCAATAGATGACAGTGATGGATTGTTAGGAATACCAACGATATCGACCAATGTAATAACATTGACAAGTGCGTCAACCGGAGTGGCTAGCGCATTGATAGTATATAGTTAAGGAGGAAAAAACAAAATGGTAGCAACAAGCATATTAAAATCATGGGAAGTGGTGCCTAATTCAGGATTGAAGACTGTATTGTTCATTACACCAAATACTGCTGATGCGACAAACACATTAGCAATTACACTTGCTGACTATGGTATTAGCACAACTGGTTTATTGGCAGTTGAAAGTTGGGTTCACACAACAGACGGCAGTATAATAACGACCGAACTTAACACATGCGCAGTATCGGGTGGTGTGTTGACTGTGACAATAGCTGCAGGAACTAATGACGACATGAGAGTAATACAAGTTATCGGTAGGGCAGACTTAGGAGTGTTTGTCTAAAATGGCAGCAACTAGTATCCTGAAGAATTGGGAGCAAGTGCCTAATGCGGGATTGAAAACAGTATGTTTTTTAACACCGAATACTACTGACGAAAATGATACTTTTACTGCGACACTTGCTGACTATGGTATTAGTCCTACAGGATTATTGACTATACGAAGCTGGGTTCACACAACATCTGGAAACGTCATAGTGACAGATATTGCCACTTGCTCAGTATCAACAGGCGTGGCCACTGTTACACTTCAGAGTGCAAATACTAATGCATGCAGATTTGTTGAGCTTACAGGCAGAGCAGACTTAGGAGTCTTCGTATAGGCGAAGACATTTTTTTATTTTTTCAATTAAAATAAACGGAGGAATTGAAAATGACAGGACATG